TGTCGCGGGTGTGCTGATCCACTTACCTGCCCTGCCCTCTGTACACCTTACGGTCGCCTTTGGGCTTTGAGTGTTGACCCGCACCTTGACGGGTTTTCTTAGGCTTTCCAGGGCGGTGGTCAATCCGCCCCAGTGCCGTCTTTGACTTGACAGCCATTACCAGGGCAAGCCGGTTGACTTAGTTGGTGCCAGCTGCTCGTCAATCTGAGACTGCAGGGCAGCTTCGATCTCAGCAACCTTTTCAGCGCCGCCAAGCTTTTCCTGCACCCAGCCGACCACAACGTCTTGGGTCAGATCGGCGAAGGGAATCATGTCGCCTTCGGGCTCTTCAAGACCCACGCTGCCGTAGGCGCCTTGGGTGATGTTGTTGCCCTCGTCGTTCACTGCGCTGCTAATAGCAGTCACGGTGTAGTGGACGGTGTAAACGCAGTGGTCGCTGAGGCGACGCTCCATCTGGTTGACGTTCCAGGTGAAGGTGGTTGTAGGGGTAGCTTCGGGCATTGGAATAGCCGTTTCGTCAAAAGGTTAGTAGGGATGCAACCAGTTGAATAGGTCGGTTGCCCACCTTGTAGTGGCGTGGACTACGCGCCCTTGAGTGCTGCTACTTCAGCTTCCAAGGTTTCAATGCGGGTTTGAGCTTCCTGCAGCGCCTTGATTGCCATCCACATCATCTGCTGTTCTTTGACGCCCATGCGGACGATTTCTTCCTTTGCAGGAGTGACGACGTTGCCGTCATCGTCAAGAACAGCTTCTTCAGCCCGTTGCTTGACCCAATCAGTAATTACTTCAGGGCAATGCGGAGCAACTTGCTGGGCAATAACGCCATACCGCTTATCGTCAGTATCGGCATCTTCGTTGTAGTGGAACTTTTTAAGATCCCAATTTTTTAGGCAACTCCAAGTGCTGTCAAGTGTTTCGATATTCTTTTTCTCACGCTCGTCGCAGAGATTGGAGTCGTTTGATTGGTAGTTTCCTATTCCACCATTGGACAAAACATAGAAACGCCCTGCCGTAGAATCTCGTGCATCAATAAATCGTGCGTTACCGTTATTTGGGGTGCTGGAATTGAATCTTAGATCAAGAATATACTGGCTTAATGGAGTTGCTTTATCATTAAAAATTCTAAGGTCGTAGCTATTTGCGGCATCACCTGTAAATTCGTGATAAGCGGCAGTAGAGCTTTTGTAGTTTCCGTCGTATGCAACTTTTAAGTAACCACTGCTGTTAAGCCTCATCCGCTCCGTCGGAGAAGACGCGCTATTTGCAGTAGTGGAGAACACTAGGCGTCCCGGCATGTCGCCAGAGCCAGGAGTGCCGTCAACCACAGCTTTGATGTTGGCGGCTTGACGCCTACTGGCTGTGCCATCGGCGCCAATAAACTGTATTGCGCCTAACTCATCGCCATTCTGCACAATGGTATTTGAATTGGCGCTGGTTCCTCGCGATTTTTGCAGGGCAAGATAAGCACCATTGGGACTGTTTTCATTGGCTGCAAAAACTGCAGTCACATAACCGCTAGGGTTTTCTACTGCAAACAGCCTTGTAGAGTTAATGCTGGTAGGAACGCTAGACGTGCCAACTAAGAGGCGACCCGAGCTGTCGATGGTGAGCCTATCACTCGCATTTGTGCCGAAAGTAAATGAATTAGTAGCGTGGGAGTAACCGATGTAACCTCTATATCCACCCGCACCCGTGTCTGCATCGGCAAACCAAATGTTTCCAGAACTGGTATTACTGGTGCGGATAGTCATACCAGCGTTAGACGACGTATCTCCAATTACTAATTTATTTGCAGCAGTGCTGAAATTACCAGGGTTGGTGATGCCAATCCCTACGTTGCCAGCTTCAGTGACAGCAATTTTTGGACTGAATGATGTTGAAGTTGTATCTGGAGCAACTGCAAGTGCAAAATCCCCGTAATTATTGACAGCAAGATTTCCTGCTATCCAGCGGTTAGCATCACCTTGACCGGAGCCAGTGTCGGTAAATGTAATCGCCGGCGCAGATGTGTAAGTTTGGGAACTTCCTGCTACATCAAACTTGGTGTTTAACGAACTAGTCCCTATGCCTACACGCCCGGAGGAGTCGATGCGGAGACGCTCGGTGCTGTTGGTGCCAAATCGTAGGAATTTATTCGACCGAACCGTTATATCGCCCCCAACAAATTGATTGGAATAAAACTGCAGTTCGTCTGTTCCGTTAGCTTTCAATTTGAAGTATGCAGTGCTCGCGTCCGTCGCTGTAACTTGGAGTACAGAGTCAGATGTATCCGAAACTTCTAGATTTGCCCCAGGACTCGTAGTGCCCACCCCTACGTTGCCACTTGAGTTAACAAGAATTCTTGCCGCGCCAGCGTCGTTGTCGTATAAAACAAATTGCTTTGCCGCCGAAAGAATACCATTACCAAAGGTCCATCCGACGGTTCCGGCGGCATTGGCAATAGAAATATACTTGTTCTGAGTATTAGATGCTACGCGCAGTTTTAATCCAGTACTAGAACTGCTATCGATGTCAAGCGCCGCCCCAGGCGAACTAGTTCCAACACCTACGCGACCGGAGGAGTCGATGCGCATTGCCTCGGCGTTTGAACCTGTAGTTGTAAAGGCAAGTGCATCACCGGCGCTGCCAAAAATACTCGCAGATCTGCCACCACTGCCATCGTGCCAAGACAGTCTCTGGCCCTCAGTAATACCTATTTCTCCAGCAACGTCTAACTTAAAATCTGGGCTCGTAGTGCCGACCCCTAGGCGCCCCGTAGCTGTATCAAGCGTGACTTGATTTGAACTGTTTGTGTTGCCAAAATTTAGTTTTCCAGTAGATCCTATAAGGCTTAATTCAGCAAGATTTGATCCACCTGATTTTATCTGAACGCCAGTTGTATTAATAGTATCGTAAAAATATCCTAAAATAGAAACGCCTGAACCAGATGGGCGTTGCACGGCCAAGAGAGCGTTGGCTCCTGAAGCAGCACCAACATCAACGCGTCCATCTCCGCGAACCGCAAATCCTCCAGTAGAGCGAATGCCAATGTCGGAATATGCTGTGCCACTTACAACATCAAGCTTGCTGCCAGGCGAACTAGTTCCAATACCTACCCTGCCGCTTGAGTCGATGCGGAGGCGTTCGCTGCCGCCTGCAAACAGTTGGATGTTATCAACGCCTCCAAGTTTTAAGCGACTGGAGGCATTTACTGTTTCAATAGCAGTACCGGTGCTATTAATTTGCGTTCTAGACCACAAAGTTGTTTGATTATTTGCAAACGTGTTGATTTCAGCGGTGTTGTATGTGCTGTCAGCATAAAAAGCAGCGGCTTCAGCGGTCGAGGAACTTGACTGAACTGACAATGGTGCTCTTGGAGTCGAATCACCAATACCAACCCTTCCATTCGCATCAACAAACAACCTGCCAGACCCACCAGTCGAGATGGCTACTTGGTCTGCGCCAGGTGAATAAATGCCGGTATTGGCGTCGCCGGTAAAAGTCAGCGAAGGGGTACCTTGCGCACCAAGCGGAACACTGAAACGCTCACTGCTGGTCCATGCATCAGTTGCATTGACCCAGTTGATCGTCTTATCGGTGGCGCCTTTCAGCGTGATACCACCGCCGTCAGCCGTTGAGTCGGTAGGTGTCGTGACGACACCCATTTCAATATTTTTATCCTCAACCTGCAGCGTTTGACTATCGATAAACGTGGTGGTCCCCTGCACCGTCAAGTTGCCAGGGATCGTCACCGCACCAGTATCCGAAATCGCTAGGCGCTGAGTGCCGCCGGTCGAAATCGCAATCTGATCCGCACCAGGGCGGTAAATGCCTGTATCTGGGTCGCCGTCGAACGCAATGCCGGGGGTTGCCTCAGCACCCGCACCGGCGTTCTCCATCAGGTCGGCAATGCTGACCTTTTTGGTCTCGTCCGCGCCTACATCGACGATGGGCAGAACATCAGTTGAATCGGGATCTGCGTAGGCGTCCAGATCCGTGATCTTGATGTTGGCCATCGATGTCGCTCCAGTATTGAAATCTTAGTTGCGGCTTAGGTCTTGATACAAGCCAGCAATGCCACGTTGCGAGGACGAGTCTCCGCGTCACCACCGCCGCTAATCGTCACGCTATGCGAGTGGGTACCGGCATTGCTTGTGGTGCCACCGCCACCTGCATAGTCGTCATTACCAGCATTGTCGCCTTGTAAAGCTTTCAAGCTGCCGCCGTTGTACCCATGATTGTGAGATCCAGCGGTATTAGTTGAACCAGTAAATGCCGTGTCGGGCAGAGCCGTTGCATCCGCCTGAGCACTACCGCGGGTCCGACTGGTGTCAACGCCGCGACCGCTATCTAAACCACGAATAAATTCACCACGAAGGTCTGGCAAATTGAACGTGGTGCTGCCATCACCTTGTCCAAAAGGCGAACTCGCGCCACCTAATGCTGCATACAGCGTCGCGTAGGTTGAGCGGCTAACTGCATCGCCGTTTGCAGCCAAGTAGCCGGTTGGCGCAGTAGCGCGAGCGGTATAAATGATCGTTCCAGCAGGGGTCAGATCTGTTGCTGCTGGGATGCCCGCAATCTCGTCGTCAACGTATTTTTTGGTTGCTGCCTGTAGATCCGCTGTTGGTGCGGCATCTAAGGTCAACGTTCCAGTAAGGGTGCCACCAGTAAAAGGCAGGTAAGTAGCTGAAGCAGTGGTAATCCGCAAATATCGTGCGTCGCCATCAGCTTGGGTAATTCCAAGCGGATCAACGCGGACAAACTGGGTGCCGTCGTAGACCTTCAGCTCATCAGGGGTCTGGCTGGTATCAAGCCACAGCTGACCAAGCGTGGGGCTACTCGGTGCCGTTCCACTTGGGTTGGTGATAACTGCCGAGCTAGGCAGGAAGCTAACCAGCGAAAAACTGGCGCCGTTATAGATCTTCAGCTCAGGCGGGTTGTTGGACGTATCGACCCACAGCTGACCGTTGGCTGGTGACGTTGGAACGTCTGACCCTCGCGTGGTCCCGAACTGGACCATTGCTGCACCAAGGTTTTCAGCCGTGATGCGCTTGGTCTCCGTAGCGCTGATGTCAACAAAAGGCAGCAGGTCGTTTTCGACCAGCGTGTCTGCTGATGTCAGCTGGGATATGCGACGGTCAGCCATTAGTAGCCCACAACAACGAGGTCAACAGTTCCGGCAACCGCATTGCCTGAAGCATTCCTGCATTCCACTGTAATTGAAGTCGTGGATTTGGATAGGACCACTGCCGTCACCGCAGTCGTGTTCTGCAAAGTGACCTGAACGCTGCTAATCGCCCGGAAAGTCTTAGTCAGGCTGATTGCAGAGCCGCCAGTGCTGCCGCTGATTGAGGCATCGTTGATGCTTTCGACCACATCGGGATAATCCAGCTGTGCGGTCAGCGCCGTAATCTTGCCAGCTGTGGTCCCATCAGGTGATTTGAACAGAGTTTCGACGCGGTACACATCACCCAGCAACCGCTCGTATGGGGCGTAAGGGTGAACGATGCCACCTTCGGCTAGCTCGGTGTCGCTGTAATACCGCTGTTCAGCCAAAATGCCAAACGCTGCGCCCCGAACCGCATACGTTCCAGTGGCAGTGCCGCTAAGCGTGATCGCGGTGCCGCCTTGGGTTGCAGCAACACGGAACACGGTGCTGGTCAGATCAGTCGAAACGACGTGATAAGTCGTACCAGTTGAAATGCCAGTCGGCAGGCTGCCGCTCACCTCAACAAACTCCAGCGTGTCATTGACCTCAAGCAGGTGCGCAATGGTGGTGCTGTTCCGCTGAAGCTGGAAGCTGCTGCTAGCAACAGTGATCACCACAGGGATGTCTTCCTGCAGCAACTTGTCGTCATCGTTGGTGCCGTCAGGATCCTGGACCAGCACGGTGTCCGCACCAGTCAAAGCAACCAACTTGTGCTGGTACGTTGCCGTCGCGGTAGTGCTTAGCAGCAGGTTGCTCTCGGCTTCATCGTTGTCAAAGGTCCAAGTAAAGATGCTGTCCCGGCTTGCGTCAGTTTGAACTAGATCACCGCTGCCATCGACTTCGCAGTTGTTGTAGTTGCCGACCCAGCCACCATCGCCTTGAGTCCTGGCGTTGATCGTTGCAACGGCATTGCTAACCGGCGGAGCACCGATGTTGACCAGCACAAAAGCAGGCAGGTCAGAGCGCCAGTTGGTCGCATCAACCGACTTGACCATCACTACCCAGGTGTCGGTGTCAAACAGGCTGGTTTCAAACCACTGCTGATTTGCGTTCAAGCCGCCGGATGCCAGTTCAAGTCCAGCGCCCCAGCTGGCAGACAAGTTCAGGCGAGTGGCAAGCGCTGATGGACCTGAAATGCGGTAGTTGCCGGTTGCCGTACCAGTGAAATTGATTGGAGCACCGCCTGCGGTTGCTGCGACTTTGAACTCAACGCTGTTAAATCCATCAGCTGCGACAAAGTAGGTGGTGCCAGCTGTGATGCCCGTGGGCAGCGTTCCGCTGTCAGCAGCAAAGACGATCTCTTCGCCAACAGTCAGCAAGTGCTGGTTGGTCTTAATGCCGATAACCGTTGAGGTTTTGACCGTGATGACGTCGGTGTCAACGTCGAACTCAACGATGTTGTTGGCAAGTTGACCGCGCTTGAAGCGGACCTCATAGCCAACGATGTCGCTGACCACCTTTTGATCCCAGCTGCCGTATTCACTCAGCGGTAGCTGCCAGCTAAACCGCTTGCCTGCACGGTTGGCGCTTTCAACGACGCTGAAGTTATTGGGCGTTGGCGGTGCAATTTCATTGCGCTCCACCACGTCATAGATGTAGTCGTCGGGCTCTTCACCAAAAATTGCACTGGTGAAGCTGACTCGGATGTCGTAGGTATCCGGCGCGTGGAACGCAACCGTGTAGTAACCCGTTAGCGGGATGTCAGCCAGGAAGTAGTAGCCGTCATTGCCGGGGGTCTTAACGCCAGGAATTTCACCGCCTTTCAGGTTGCGAGGCTTAGCCCAACATTTAAATCCAGTGATGCGTGGCAGGATCGGACACGTTCCAGGATCAACAATCAGCAGCTGGGTACCGTCAGGCTGATTGGCGTGGGTGACGGTGGCGCCAAACTCAGCAGCGCTCAGATCTGGGATTGCGTCAAAGTCGGAAACATCAACAGCTGAGAACTCGCTTTGACGGCTTAAACGGTCAAACGTTGCGACGCGGAATTGGTAGGTATCGCCATAGACGTGCTCCGGCAGGCTGATGGTTGCATTAGTGACCTGAGTGACCTGAACATCGTTCCACTGCGAAGCCCCGGACTGGCGCCACTGGAACCTGTAACCACGAATAAGCAGGTCGTCAGATCCATTGCGTTGAGGCGCTTGCCAGTCAGCACTGATCTGAGTGCGGCCGTTGTTGTAAATCAGCTTGGCGCTTAAACCAACGACAGATTGCGGTGCCTCAAGCTTGAAGCGATCCTTGGGAATCGCAATCGGCAGGTCGTTATCGACATAATCAAACTTGCTTGCGTTGTACTGAATTGCCTCAACCTGGAAGACGAGCGGCTCTACTTCCGTGATTGCCACGATCTTGTAAAGCGCAGCCTGTAGGTCAGCCCACTCAAGAACCCAAAGCGCATTCACTTGGGTATCGACGTTGCCATCAACAACAGCGGTAGTCGTTCCAAGCGAGTCGATGACAGTAAGACCTTCAAGTACGTCGCCAGCTTGCGTGACAAGAACGTCAGTAGCGTTTTGCAGCGCCAAGTCACGCAACTCGGGATTGGCAAGATCCTGCGTAGCGCTGATCAGGTTGTGAACGCTTAGCTTGGGACGCTTGGTGATTGAGCCGTCAGGGTTAGTGACGGTCTCGCCGTCAGGCACCACCAACGTCAGCGTGTAATCAATTGCAGGATTCAGGCTCAACACTGCGTCAAGCTTGATGTTGTTGCCGCTGATTTCTTTAATTCGACCGCCAAGGCGCTGACCCTGCTTCATTGGGTCGGCAATTTGGATGATCTCGCCAACACCAGCCGCCAGGCCCTCCGCTCCAATGCGGAAGCTGACTTTCTCGGTCAAATAACGGTTGGAGAACAGCGTGTGCTTTGCTGCCCGCAGCGCCTGACCACGAGAGGTAACGCCAAGCAGGCGCAGATCAATCGGGTTGTACCCAAAGGTCTCCAGCAGGGCGTCATCCTGCTGATACTCAGTGACGCTGGAGTACGCTTGGTTTGGATCGTCCCAGTTGGCAAGAACAACCGATTTACGGGCGCCCCGTGCTGTGCCTGTATAGGTAAAACAAGGCGAGATGACTTGCCCAGAGTCATCAACCTCTTGGATGACGTTAGCTTCGCTGAACTGCTGAACAGGAAGCTGCTCACGATCCTGCGTCAGGAACAGTTGTCCCTGGCTGTAATAAATCAAGCCCCGGAAGCAGGAGGCAAGACTATTCAGCACTTCATAAACGCTGCCTGCATTTTGCAAGTACACATTGCAAGTAAAACGAGGCTCCGTTCCACCGTTGCCGTCAGGAACTAATTCGTCGCAATACTGGCTAACGGTGTAAAGATACCAGGGGTCAATCGAGATGTTGGAGACATAACGCGCAACCCCAAATCTGTCGTTGACAACAATGTCACGGAACACCCAGGCAGGATTATCAGTCCAAGCGGTTGTAAACGTGCCGTCCCAGATGCCTGTGTAGACGCGGGTTGTGGGGTTGTAGTTGGTTGGGATTTGAACTCGCTTACCGCGCAGTCTGACCGATACATTTGGAATACTGTTGAACTGGCGGGCGTCAACTTTCAGCGCCAGCAAAGCAGTATTGGGATAAGCAAATTTCTCGTCGATGATTTCGACAAGGCTCTGCCAAGTGATGCTGTTTTGTATATATGCGGTATTACTGTCGCCCGTCAAACGAGTGACACGAATTGCCCACGGTCCCGTGCCATCTAAATCAAACTCATACGCACGCTGAAACTGGCTGTTTGATTTGCCGCTAACGGTTGGTTCGGCTGCTGTCGTATAAGCGCCGCCGTTTGCAGAAACTTCAATCCGGTAGCTAACACTCGTCCCAGTAACGTCGCCGTTATCTCGGTTGCTCGCCTGCAGCGCCGGATGGTTAATGATGACCCTGGCACGTTCAGTATCCGTGTCAGTAATCGTGCGGGTTATTGGTCCGGTGGCAACCGTGACCGCTGTGTTGACGCCGACTACGTTTTCGGTAGAGCTAAACCCATTGATCGGTGTCTGGGTTTCATCCGTCCCAGTGCGGTGGTCAATCGTGTAGCCCTGGAAGTTATAGGTGTCATCGGGGTTCTGAATTGGCGTTGAATCAAGAAAAGTATCTTTCGTGATGCTGTTGGGAAAGCCTTCAACTTCGCCTTCGCTCAACGCATAAACCGTCTTGGCAAATGCAACCGAAAACAGGTTGTTGGCAGCCTCTACTGGTTGCCGTGCCGTGGGTTGAACAACCTGCTGTTGTACGACCTGTTGAACGACTGACGCGCCGCCACCGCCGCCACCAGCACCGCTGATTTCAGGCAACTCTTGAAAGTCTTCCATCAGAGGCTGTTCTGCAGTTCCAGACCGAAGCTCAACACGGGCAACGATCCAACGATGCGCTCACCGTAGAGCACTGGAACGACTTCGCCCTGCTGAGTATTGGCGTTGGATTTGTCGAACGTAAAAGACTTCTGTTGTTCCTCACGGCTGCGCCCACCAGTAGCGCCAGTTGCCCCCAAACCAGTGGCAACATTTGGCATTTTGGGCGTAGGCGTTAAAAGATCTGCAACACCCGAAAAGGCAAGGCTTAAACCGATACCGGCAACGATTGGAACTGCCTGCGCACCAAGAGTGAACAACCCCCCAGCGAATGCACCTGCGGGAGCAAATAAAATTGAGACCGCAACAAGAGCGATGCCAGTGACAATTTTTCCTACCGTACTGCCTCTGCCTGCTGGGATGGGTGCTAATACAAACCGCTTACTTAAAGGCCACAGCAAACCTTCTTCGTCTAACCCTTCGGCGTGATCGGTGATTGCACGCCAACGAATTCCATTTTCCTCTGAATCCAACAGGTATTGACGCAATGCAGGGATCTGTACGCACAATGCCCGTACAGCCTCAGCAGGTGTCTTAACCGCAAGCTTGAACTGACGACCAAAACGGCGACCAGCCTCGCCAAGCAATCGGATCGTCACCATCAGCCTGCCCTCCGCACAACCATGTAACTATTCTCGCGGAAATATCCGCTGTAGGAAGTCGTCCCAGACAACCTGCCGACCAAATGCTGGTACAGCTTGTTGGCAGCTGGGTCCTCCACTACCGCGACGTGATTACAAGCATTCTGATTGCGAATCCTGAAAAGGATCACATCCCCCCGCACCAGATCCACACCCGCAGGCAACTTGACAAAACCTTCGGCGGCAAAGTTCTCCTCAAAATGCACGAAGCCGGGTTTTGACCACTCGCCCTCGTACCGGCGCGGGTAGTCGCCCATCTCGACGCCCATCTGCTGCTTGTACCAGTCCCGCACGGCGGAATAGCAGTCATAAACGCCGTAGTTCCACGGACGTCCCAGCAACCCTGCGTCCTGGGACGGATCTAGCCAAAACGCTTCGCTGCCACTGCAGTTCCAAACCGCGTAGGGCAGATTCAGCGCTTTGCACGCCTTGATGTCAGCTGGGCTGAAGCCGCTGTATTTGGCGTGGCTGTGCCAGCAAGCTTTGGCGTCGTCGATGTAATCCGCCGTATCCTGAGCGCTCATCACAAACGTGTCAGGCTCGTCGCTGATATTTCGGCACTCCACCACCGATCCATCAATCAAGATGAACCCGCATGTCTCCTTCGGGTATGCACGTTCTGCATAAGTCCGCATTGCCAGCCGCTGTTCAGCCGTAAGCGGGTTTTGCCACTGAGACAGCATCAGCCTTGAGAATCGACGAGACCAGGAAAACCGCCAAAAGGCAGGCGACTTGTAGAGCCAAAACGCAGCTGGCAGCTGGTCAGGCGCTTGCCGCAGACATCATCAGCGACATCTGTGACTGAGTTGTCGTTCGCGTCGAAGTAAGCGCTGCCGTCGTAGTGGCAGCCAATCTCGCTCTTATAAATCCACTGGCATTGCTCGCGCAGTAGACGGCGACCAGGCAAACTCCGACCCTCCAGGTCGAAAGGCACCGCTAGCTGGAACGTAACCGCCAGCTTGTTTTCGCTGGACTTCTGCTCAACAACCCACTCGTCTGGTCCCCAGTAAGCATCAGGATCCGCACCAGGAGTGCCGTCCAGATACGTCGTCAACGTGCGGATTCGGCTGACGCTGGCACCAACCAGATCGCTATAGGTATTGGTCAGCGCTGTGATCGCCAAGCCGACGTTTGCAAAAACAATATTGGGTCGTTCCAGTTTGCCACTGGTGTTCAGCTCAAAACCGTTTGCCTGCATTGGCACTGCGGTATAGGTGTTGCCGTCGTAGGTGATGTCGTCGCCGTCCGTATCCGACCAGTTGCAAAAGCGATAAATCGACTGGTCAGTCGATCCAGCAGGCAGCAACGTCGAAATATCCAGAGTGAAGAGGTCGATGACCTCTGGCATCTGGGTCTTAAACGTTTCGGCAACAGGTGGTGTTTGCGTCATACGAACACCCGCTCCAGTTCAAACGAAATCGTCATAAACGATGCGCTGACTGGCGTCATTGACCAGCCATCACGCACCACATAATCACGAGCCGCCAGAGTCAGCGTCACATCGACCACCGTGCCGTTAGTGATGTCAACTGAGGTCAGCAATCCGGTTGCCAGATTGGCGGTGTAATTTGTGGGGCGGGTGTAGCCATCAAGCGACAGAGTGCTGATGTCCCTGTAGCCCAGGTCCAGTTCGCCACTAGCGAACGGACGTGAAAACGTCTTGGTAGACATTGGAGCGGTCCACTCCACTGCCGAACCACGCAACGTCAACAAGTAGCTCTCAATGGAATATGCATCCGCGTAAGGCATCGGAGAGGTCTGGCATTGCCAAACTTCACGGTCAGTATTCAGTCCGTCAGTCAGCAGTTGGACGTAGCCATCGCCAAACGTTGCCTGCTGACGACGTTGGCTGCGCTTGACCACTGGTGTCGCATGAGCCAGTGGTATGTCGTTGAAGGCGATGTAAGCCATTAACGCAAGACCCCTCCGCTACGACGCTCGTTGACCAGCGTTGACATCACGATACCTTGAACTTGATTGGCGATTTGCTTTTGTGCAGCAGGGCTGAGCTGTTCGCCAGTGTTTTGCACAGTGATATTGATTGAGCCAACTTGAACACCGCCCATGGCACTGTTGGGAACGATGCTGCCGCTACGCCCAGGGACAAAAAGTTCAGGACCACGTTCGCCAACTAACGCAGGCTTGCCGCTCATTACGCTTCCGCCATTAGCGAACCCGCCTTGGAAACCGCTGAAGTTACCCAGCCCTTTAAGCGAGTCGCCAATGCCGGTCAAACCAGTTGCGCCTGCGTAGCTGGCACCAGCAGCAGAACCGCCAATCCCCATCGAAACACCGCCGCTCAATGCGCCTTTGCCGCTCAAAGCAGCGCCGATAGAAGCGCCGGGACTCAATGCACTGGTCAGCAACCCGAGCAAGCCCTGAGCTGCCGCCTGGGCAGCCATCTTCAGCAGATTGTTGATGATCTGATTTGCCATGCTGCGGAATGCGTCCGCGATGCTTTGCGTGCCTTGCATGACGTTGGCAACCATCTGAGCAAAGCTGTCAGTGGTGATGCCGATTGCCTTGCCTAAGTCTTCGACCGGATTTTTGGCAGCAGCAAACTCCAGGCTGGCAATAGCTGCATCGCCCAGCGTTTTAGTAAGCGCTGAAGTTTTGTCTGCTTGCTGGTCAATGACTTGACCAAGCTCCCTGCCCAGCTGGATATCGACCAGCTGCAGTTCGATGCTGCGAGCAGTAGCAGCGTTTTTCAGGACAGTGGCGTCAGTAACGCCCTTGGTTAGTTCCGCGTATTTGCGGTCAATCTCAAGGCGCTGAACATCAGCCTCAGCCCTGACGCGATCCAACTCGCCCTGTTGAGTTTCAACCGTCAGCCGATTTCTTGCCGCAAAGAGGAACTCCTCGGATTGCTTTTGAAGCTGAGCCAAGCGATCCTTCGCTTTTTTGTCTCGGTCGCCAGCAGTAGGACCGCCGGTCAAGCCGCCACCAGCCGATTCGCTCTTCTTCTCAACCTCTTTGATTTTCCCGAGCAGCTGGTCGTAGTTTTTTTCAATCGCATCCCTGCGGTTCTTCAGTGATCGCTTGATCCGGTTGGATCCTGTTGTTTCGATCCGCTTGTCCAGCTTGTCGATCTCGTCTTGATAGGTCTGGAGCTTTTCGTAGCCTTCAGTGATCGTCTTGTTGCCCTTTTCGATTTCACCCCTGAAGCGATCGGCGGCAGTAGCGGATTGATAAAGAGCAACGCCCAGCGCTGATACGCCAGCCGCCAGAGCAACCCAAGGACCCGCCGCAATCAATTTGGCAGCGCCAAGCGCTTTCAGTAGCCCGATCGTGGTGTTCAATGCTGGCGCCAGGGTCACGAGCGCAGCAGTCACGCCAGTGATGCCAGCAGCAAAAGCTTTAACAGGACCCGGCAGATCCAAGAAGTTTTGAATGGCACTCGTCAGCGCCTTCAGCAGCGGCGTGAAGGCAGGTAGTAACTCAGTGCCGATTGCCGCCGACAATTCCTTTTGAGCCTTTTGGAACTCACGAAGACGTCCTGCTGTGCTGTTGAAGGATTCTTCGAGCTCTTCTGCTCCTTGCTTTTTGATGTTGCGCAGCGCTTGGATCAGCACCGGAGCGCTGACCTTGCCTTCCGCCGCTAGTGCCTTAACTTCGCCCCTTGAAACCCGAAGGATCTTTGCGACGGCATCAATAACCTGCGGCGTCGCCTCGTTGACTGCCCGGAATTCTTCACCAGCCAAACGCCCGGAACCAAGCGCCTGGTTTAACTGAAGCTGCGCCGATGCCGCTTCTTGCGCCGTGACCTTGTTGATAGCAAGGACAGTATTGAAGCCTTCGTAGACGTCCTTAATCTCCGCCAGGCTTGCGCCCTGCGGTCCAAGGCGGTTGCCCAGGTCAATCAGCGAAGTGAGCGTGTCAGCCTGAGTCAGCCGGAATGTCCGGGCGGATTGCGCGGCTACGCGCTGGATGCCATCAAGCTGCCCAAATCGCTTGACCAGAAGCTCCGCTCGCTTCTCGGCGTTCTCAAGCTCGACAGCAACGCCGATTGTTCCGCGCAGAGTTCGGAAGCCTGCGTAGGCAGCAACAAGCCCGCGAACGCCTTGCGTCTGTTCTCTTATCCCTCTTGTTTGTCGCTCAAGATTTCGCGCGAGAAGGCGCGTTGTCACAGTTACTCGCCGCTGAGCCTTAGCGAGTGCTTCTTCTTGCTTCTGTAGTGCAGCAGCGGCTTTGCGAGTAGCCCGCAAAGGGTTAATCGCCTTGGCGGCATTGACAATCAGTTCAACTCTGGACTGAGCGTCTGCCACCGCTGCTATCGCTTACAGATACATCAATGCTATCTACGCCGCATCTGCGCACGCTGAGCTTCTTGCTTTTCGCGCTCGCTCTTGAGCTCGTAATAAGCAGCGTAGTAGAGCAGTTCAGCGTCGGTCAGCTCAGTGCGCAACCGGCTGACCGTCATGCCTAGCTCGCAGGACAGGAAGAACTCAAAATTGAGCCAGTTGTCCTGCTTTAGTCGTTTTTTGCTTCCTCAAGGCTAAGGTCCTCACCTAAGCCAAACAGGAAGAGCTCCAGTTCGTTCAGGACAGACTCAGGCAACATGCGCTGCAGCTTGGCGGCATCAGCAGACGCAAAAGCCTTACTACCGTCTTGCAGTTCTGCCATCTGGCATAGCATTTGAGTGCTGATGTCCAGAGCGTCTTCAGTGCCAGCCAATGCCTGTGCCTTCTTTCTGTCGGCACGGGTGATGGGCTTGAAATAAAGATCGACGACGGGGTTGCCGTCGCCGTTCTTGAGAACAAATTTGCGGCGCTGGTTAAGGTCAAAAGCCTCAACCAGCATGTCTACGGTCCGCTTTGATGCTGACATCAGGGCTTATTTAATCGCCCTGACTATACACCTCATCACTCAAGGTTGCCGGTGATAGCACCGCTGGTGACGAAGTTGCAGCTAACAACAACCAGATCTCCGACAGTAGAACTGATCTCCATGTCGGTGATGATGCCAGCGAAGCTGATCGAATCAGTCCCGCTGGTGGTGCCGGTGGTAAACAGCTCGAAAGTGGCGTCTGCTGCGTCAGCAGTGGTCAGCACGTCTTCCAGAAAGCCAGCTTGACCAGTCGCGTCGGGGTCATAGACCAGCTCGACGGTGCCAGAACCGGAGATCAGGCTGCCAACAAAGGAACGGAAGGTGTCGCCGTGGTCGGTGACATCAAGGGTTTCCTTGGTGGTGGTCAGGCTCCAGCTACGGGTGCCGACGATAGTTGCGTTAGTAGTACCAGCAGCGTCGAACTGGACTGCGCCCTGTTCGCCTCGAAGGATTGCCATGGGTCAGAGTTCCTCGATGGATTCAAAGGTCACACGGACCTGGGTTTGAAAGTAGCCCTCGGGAGCTGGTGAAGCCAGTGCCTCTGGACCTGTGGGAGCGTCGAAGAAAACCCCCGACACATTGACCCTATTGTAAAGATCACGGATTCTTTTTCCGATTGTGTAGTTGGCGCCAGGACCAACACCAGGGGCAGAGAAGATGTTGATTGTCAGCAAGCCGAAGATGCGGTTTTGGCTGTTGGTGGTGCTGCCTTGGCTCAGGTATTCGTTGGCGCCAAAGGTGGTCAGGCATTGCACCCAGCTTGAAGCTGGCGTGGGTTCAAATGCCATGTTGTGAAAGACCACCGGGATGGCAGGGCTTTCTGCTAGCTCAGTAGCAAGCCGTCCTTCGATGACAGCGCGGACAGTGTTGAGGTTGGTGGCTGCCATCAGTTGCCCCTAACGATTGCTCTCATCAGTTTGGGGACATCTTTGGTTGCGATCTCTTTGCCAAGCAAATCAGGGAATCCTTTGACTGCATTGACCCTTGTCCGCCATTCGCCTTTCCACGATGGTGGCAGGTTGGTGCCATACATCACGGGCTCGGCGTATTCCATGCTGTTGATGATTCGCCCGGTGTAAGGCTCGCTGATGTTGACTCGCCAGGACTGGCGCAGAACACCGCCGCCAGGGTCAGGGCTAACAGGCGTTCCGAGATTTGGCGGCTGTCGGACCTGCAGCTCGTACTGCCACTTCAGCGTCGTGCGCTTAACCAGCGCCTGCACTTGCTCATCGTAAAGATCACCGATCTGGTCCAGCCGGATGTTCCGTGCCATCGCTACGCCCTCAGAATGAGCTCGTAGACGATCGCCGTGTTGTCCTGCTCAGTCGTGTTCACCTGGATGACCTGGTGAACCACGCTGCCAATCACGATCCGGTCCTTCGTCTCCGGCGCAGTGGTCACGGCAGAAGCTGCAATCACCAGGCGCTTGTCGCCTGCCTGCACCAGCTCGTTGACTTCTCGCAGCGCCACATCGCTCAGCACGCCTTTGACCGTGGCATCCGACTCGCTTTCAGTGATCGCGCCGGTCGTCGTGTTGTAGCTTCCGCCCGTCACGATCCGCACGGTCACATCACCGCCGAACTTGCCGACGACCTTGTTGGCGACCTTGCGTAGCGAGCTGGAAAGCGCCATCAGATTCGATACGCAATGCACGCCCCATTCTGGAGCTTGATGCTGGTGAT